TCAAAAAAGCTGAATTAGAAGATATTATTAGTTATGAATATGATTATAATAAAGAAAACTTAGCACTAATTATTTCTAAACTTAAAAATATTGTTGAAAAAAATATCAAAGTTAAAAATGGATACTGTCATGATGATATCAAAGCCATTGATATAATTTTTATTTTTTTAGAAATTGTTAAATTTACAAATGGAAAACCAGCTACTTTAAACTATTTCAATACTTTAGAAGGTAAAGAAGAACCAATTACTTTTGAATCTTGTAATTTTAATTATTTTGATTTAGGCGAAAATTTGATGTCTAAATATGATCCTAAAAATAAATTCTTTGATTTTGAAGGATGGAAATACTCATTACCAAGTATTGGTATAGAAAATTCATTAACTAATTTTTTAATAAGTAAAGCTGAGAATGAAACCTCTGAAAAATATGAAAACTACAGCTATGATTTTTTATATTTTCTTGGTAACAAAAACAAATTAACATTTGATGAAATTGAAAATCTAATTCAAATATTCAATTTAGAAATGGATAAAAAAGATAAGAATAAAATATCTAAAATAGTAAAAGTATTATCAGTTATTGGTAGATACTCCTTGAAAAAAAACTCTCAAATAATTGATGTTAATTCTAAATTAGATCTTGCTAAAATATGGAAATAATATCATAATATATAGTATATTATGATTAAATCTTGGCAAAAATTTTTTGAAAGTAAATTAACAATTCATTTTCAAGAAAGTGACGAATTTCTTGAAGTAAAAGACAAATACAAATTACCAGATCAAACTATTAAACAATACTTAACTGATCTATTAGACGAAGCAGCCGATATAGAAATTAATTCAACAATGTTTGAACAAAGTTATGGAGCCTTAATTAACTATTCAATAGAAATTACTAAGTCTTTTGCACATCCAGGTAAAACACCAAGATCAGCTCCAACCAATATAGATTACCAATCTTTTCTTAAAGATCAATTAAATCTTTTAAAAATCTCAGAAGAGTCAATAAAAAGATTGTGTGATATTCAAGATCTAAAACAAGAAAACAATTTAATTATACAGTGCCCATTCTGGGGAGCAGGTAGTAATATGAAAGAATTTTCAGATTTTACTTGGAGGATACACTTAATTCAAAAAATAGAAACTAAAGATTTAGAACACGCAAGAACTAAATTTGAACAATCAAATAATCCTGTAAAAAAACATTTTGATGAATTAGTAAAAATACTCAAAAGTAAAGGTGTTAAAGAAGCCGAAAGACTTATAGACACACAGGACATCAGTGAACACAATATAATTATGTATGGATTTTTATCAGATGATGAAATAATTGTTATTGCTGATTATGATACACAAAAACAATCCATATTCATACACCAAGATGAAATACTTCGTGCTGTTGAAGAATATAAAAGAGGTGGATGTGGTATGACTTTAGGATTTGAAGATTAAATAGCTGAAGGCGGTGGTTGCATTCTTCGCATTTTAGTATTTTTAGACTCCCAACTCTTAATTTCTGAATCAAGATTTAGTAATTCTTCTTTTACTTTCTCTAAAATATTTTCTCTTTCAAGAAGATCCTCATTTTTATTGTCAAGTTGCACTTTCAAATCCTCTAAATCTTCTTTTTCTTCTGTAATTTTCTTCTTTAATGATTGAAATTCTTTTTTCTGTTTTTTCAAATCTTCCCATTCAGACTTAATCTTATCTGCTTGAATTTTTAATTTCTCCTTCAATTCTTGTTCTTCTTTAAGTATAAGCTCTTTATAATTTTTTTCTCTGATTTCCAAATCTTGGTCTTTTAGATCTAACTTAGACTTAACATCTTGAAGTTTTTCTTTCTCAGTTTTAACAAATGAATCAAATGTATCTTCTTTAATTTTAAATTTTTTGTTTGAATCATCTATGAATTGAATTGTTTGCAATTCAAGTTTTTTTATGTCTTCTTCTTTTTTATTTAGATCATTTTCTGAATTACTCAATCGTATATTAGTATCTTCTTCTAATTGATTAATTCTTTGGACAGATTCAATTTCTTTTAAGTCAATATTCAATATTCTTTTATCTAAATCTTCGTTAATTTTATCAACTTCTAATTTTCGTTCTTCGAATTGAATTATTTTCTGATCAATTTCCTTACTCAGTTTTAATTTTTCTTCTTCTTTCTTTTTATCACGAAAAATTACATTCGCACCTACAACTAAAGAAACTGCCAATGGATCAAACACTAACATTAAGGCAATAATGAACCAATTGATTACTTGGTCCATTGTTTTACCTGTCAATTTAGAAATATATTTTAAAGGACCTACTTCACCAGCAACATCTGTATTAGTTTCTAAATCTAATTTTTTAAGATCTATATTTCGTATGGAGTCACCCAAAACAGTTTCAAGACGAAATATATCATCTCTTCTGGCTTGTGAAACCTTTAACTGTTCTTCATAAACCTTTCTATTTGCAGAAGAAGTAGTCGTCAAAACATTTCCTTGCTTATCTTTAGTTTGTATGAAATTGTTTGATACACCTTTAGTTAATTCAGCAATATTTTGATTTAATCTTTCTTTTTCAACTCTGGCATCATTCAGTTGTGTTTGAAACATCTCACGTTTTGTATCTAAGACTTTTACTTGTTTATCTATTATTTCAACTTTATTCAAAGTATCAGAATAAGCAGATGATAAGTAACCATAAATACCAGCAGATGTAATAGACATTAAAACAAAAAGAGCAACAAAATAGTAAGTTTTTAAAGCCTTATTTAATCTACTCCAATACTGGTATAAGAGTGATGCTAAAACTAACTTTGCAATTTCCAACGAAGTCATCATTATCATGACTTGAACACTTGCACCTGAAAACATTTTTCCTAGACCAGTAACTGAATAAAACGCCGCTGAAAGTGAAACAGACAAGGCTGAAATAACGACTAAATAAGGTAATATCTTTCTTTCCATTTGTTCTTTTAATATATTATATATTAATATAAGTTTCGTTTTTATTGGACTCAATAAATAAGTTCCATTTTCTACCATCAGAAAAAGGAGTAATATCTATAACTTCACCATGACTATTTTTCCAAATTGAATGACGTATGGCAATTAATCTTTCATAATCAATATCATAAACCAAATAGTATCCACTAATTTTTATTCCACCATACATGGCAACATATTTATCAACATTATTATGACAATTATTTTCTAAACAATTTGGCTTAACATTTAATTTAACCTTTAAAGGTGTTTTACCAAATAAGTCTAAAACTTGAGAAAAATTGTCCGATTTTTTTGGCAACCTATAATTGGATATTAGTTTTTTTGGCAAATTGCCCAAAAATTCACCGATTATACTTTCAATATTATCAAAATCATAATAAGCAATTCTTAATAAATTTATTCCCATATTTTGACAAAAGTGAGCTTTCTTAGAATCATTTTCTTTTAAAATCTCAAATGACTCTGTACCACCCCGAACCTCAACTGGTTGAAAATGTTGTTTACCGTCATACTCTATACATAAATTATAATCCGGTAAATAAAAATCAATAGGTAAATACTTTTGATTTTTCAATCCTTCAAATTTCTTTTGATATTCATATTGAATTTTATTACTAATTAAATACTTCATTATTCTTTCTTCTCCTTTAGAAGATTTACACTTTGGACAACCTTGATTCTGATAGTGTGAAAAGGCTTCTTGTAAAAAAGAACCATGTTTTTTACAAATAATTTCTACCTTTTCTCTTATAGATTTAAAATTGACTAGTGAATAATCATATCTATCACCATGAACTTCCTTAAATTTATCCAAAACAGATTCTTGAGTATATTTCTCACACTCTGAACATTTTCTACATCCAGATCCTAAAACATGATTATAAGCATTTTGTTCAAATTCACCGTGTTTTGGACAAATTATAATCACATCAGATTTAACAGAAACAAAATTAACTTTTGAATAGTCATATTTTGAATTGTGTTTTTTATTGGATTCCGTGATAAAACTTTCAATTGATTTGAAATCTCGCCTAGCACAGGTGTTACATCCTCTTGGCATTAGATGAGCGTTTGGACTTTGAATAAAAATTCCATGTTCTTTACAAACTATTCTTACTTTCGTTTTATTATCTTTGTAATCTTCTTCAAGATACTTATAATCATATTTAAAATTATGAATCTTATTTGCCTTATTTATAAACTCTTTATAATCATAAGAATATTTTCCAGCACAAAGAGGACAGCCTTGTTTTCGGTTTATGTGACAGTAAGGAGTTTGTTTAAATATGAAAGGTTCATCATGGTTATTACAAATGATTTTAACATGAGATCTAGTATTCCTTATATCAACTAAAGAATAATCATATTTAAAATTATGAATCTTATTTGAAAGTTCTTTAAAATAATCAATTGATTTATATCCTATACATTTAGGGCATCCTCCCGATTTTGTTCGTAAATGAACTAATGGTGAGCTATAAAACTCACCATGTTCTCTGCAAATAATTTTAACTTTCTCTTTTGATTTTTTATATTCAACAAGTGAGTAATCAAATCTATTTTTGTGAATCTTTTCACACTTTTCTATAAATTCTAACATTGAGTTATATATAAAAATTCAAACTTCCACTCAAGAATTTTAGAAGGAAAATTCATCCCAAGATTCCTCATCTACATCTTGTTTAAATGAACCAATAGTGTACGACTGCAATTGACTTTCCTGAGGGGCCACCTGTAAACTCCTACTATCTCCTGTCCACTGATTGATCCAACTTATAGGATTTTGAATTTTATCAAAAAGAGGCTCGAGTCCAATAATCTTCATACGATTATTTGTAAGCCATTTCATATATTGAGTCAAGATCTCAGCATTTAAACCAATCATTGATCCATCTTTGAATAAGTATTCAGCCCACTCTAGTTCTTCTTTAGCAGCATCTTCATACATCTTAATCACAAGTGGCTCACATTCACTTGCAATAGTTTGAAATCCTTCTGACCATTCTTCTTTTAAAGTTTTTAATAAAAAAGAAGTAAAACCCATGTGTAGGTTTTCATCACGGTTAATAAGTGAAATAATCTTAGCATTTCCTTCCATTTTCTTATTTTGAGCAAAACAATACGAACAAGCAAATGATACATAAAAACGGATACCCTCAAGTATGTTAATTGAAACAAGTGTTAAATATAATTTCTTTTTCTTATCATGTTCTGATTCATCAGGAATAGAATTAATTAATTCATCATAGTAATGTGTAACTGATGTAGTTCTTTTGATAATTTCTTCATCTTTTAAAATATTATCAAAAATTTCACTTGGATTAGCATAAATATTCTTTATAATATAAGTATAAGAATACGAGTGAATCGTTTCAAAAAATTCCCAAGTTTTAGAAAACAACTCTACTTCTTGATTAGAACAGTTTTCTAATAGATTTGAAATACCACGACTTTGAACAGAGTCAAGTAAAATTTGATATCCTAAGTTTTTAGTAAAAATGAATTTTTCATGCTCGGTTAATGATTGAAAATCAGCTTTATCTTTTGAAAGATTGACTTCCTCAGGTCGCCAGAAATAAGAGATATGTTGTTTAAACATATTGAATATCTTTTCGTATCTGAACTTGTCATATCTTTGCAATCCCAGAGATTCTGATCCAAAAAATAAGGGTAAATTTGTAAAATCAATGTCTGTTGTGGTGTTAAGTATTTGTTTCATATTGTAAATAATTTTGTTTCTATTATATTAATTTTATACACTATGTTGTAATTCTAAAATACGTTTTGTTGCAATATCATAGTGTTCCTTATCTAATTCACTTCCTAAAAAATATAAACCATTTCTAATACAACTAAGTTGTGTAGTTCCAATTCCAGAAAATGGATCATATATAATATTTTGTGGTTTGAAATAAATATGTAATAACTGATCCACTAGGTCTTGTGAATATGAAGCTTTTAATTTTGACTTATATCCGTCATTATTTTTTGCTTCAATTAAATTGACATAGTTTTTATAGAATTTTTGACCAGTTTTTTTATTAGTAGTGCTTACTTCTTTATTGGTATTAAAATCATGTAAATGTTCTTTTTTAACAAAAACATAAATTAATTCAACTAATCTACTTAATTTTGTAGAACTTGTTTGAAAAGGTATAGAATTTGACTTTTTCCAAGAAATAATATCAGCAACTGTTAAATCAGTTTCATTATGCACTTTAGAAACAAGCAAAGTTGGTAATATCGGATTATCTTTAGAATAAGAAATGTTATAACATATAACTCCTTTATCAACAATTACTCTGGAAAACTCCCTAAACTCTGAAGTTCTAATTTCTAAATATTCTTCTTCAGAAAGTCCATCTATATGTGAATATCCATTATTATAATAACAATCATTTCTTTTTGAACATATATTGTACGGTGGTGATGTGATTATACCTTCAATAGATTTATCAGACATTCTATTCATCGTAATTTTACAATCTTCATTGAAAAGTTGATTTCTAATAATGTCCATTTTAATTTAAATATATACTTAATGAGGTATTTAGTTTCTATTAATGAAAAAGTTTCATCTGATTATCAAGAAAACTTAAAGTTTTTGGCCGAAACATCTGGATATAATAAAGTTAATGATGTGGTTAAAGTTTTAGCAACTGATGTATGTGATGAACTACAAAATGCACAATATGTAAACAAAAGTGTGATTTATACGTGGTACAAAATGTCAAACCGAAATCAAGGTAAAAACATAGTTTTGACTTCATATTTGAATAATCAAGAACCTTTATCAAAATCAGATGAACAGTATTTTACAAATTTTTTAGCAAAAACTGAAATTGCAACAAAGATGCAACTTTCTTATACAATAGGAATTTCTACAAGTGATGTTGATGAAAATAAAGTTTTTACCGAGATTACTAACTTAGTAAAAACTCTAAAATCTATGGGATGGGATGCAAAACACTGGAATAGTATGTCTTTTGGACAAGAAATAGTAGATTTTAAAAAACATGTTCGTGAAACTTGTAAACTTTTAAAATCTTGGATTAAAAACTTATCAGATAATAATCAAGAGATCAACAAAGAAAGCAATTATTACTTCATTAATATTTCAGAACCAATAGACATAAATCTATTCAAACCAGGTAATGAATATCTATCTGCGATTCCGGATTCAATAATTTCAGATTTTGAGACCTTTTGCAATCGTTTTCGTATGAATAGTTCAGATAAACAACAATTAGCTGAAATTATTAAAAAGGCTCAGAATACTTAAATAATTCTTTCAAATTTAATTTTACCACAATCATAAACTTTAGGCAGATTTAGTTTAGATTCACTGATTTTAGTTACTGATTTTCTAAAATTAGATTTATGAATTCGTTTACCACCAACAACATATTTATAGTCTGGTTTAGATTCCCATATTTTATTAAATTTTAAAGAATCATACAAATTTCCTACACTCCAATCTGCATCAGCATATGAAATGATTCTATTTGGATTATATTTATTAATAAAAAAATGTAATAGTTTAGAAGCACCACCAATCACAGTAGTATTTAATTTAGAACAGAATCTATTTAAGTTCCATTCACCAATATTCATTTTTTTCCGACCTTCAAATTGATCAAATGTCATCACTGATATCAATTCGCTATCATGGTACAACCCTAATTTTATAACACTTCTAACTGCACCCTGTATGTGATTTTTTTCTAAAAAATCATTAACTGATTTCATTTCTTTAACCACACACTTTCTGGCATAAATTTTACTTTCTGTTTTGTTTAACATATTTTTTATTTGACTATTAATAATATCTTTTTTAAAGTCAAAATCATCTTCCCAAATATGAATTATTCTGATACCCTTTTCTTTGAAATAATTGGTTTTTTGTAGATGATAATCATTTTCACGATATACATTTGAATGCCACCTTAATCCATTGAATTCAAATCCTAAATTTATTTGTGGTAGATAAATATCAATCTCAAACTTATCACGATGGGATTGTATAATTTCACCATCATAAACACATTGAATAAATTTATATAATTCTTCTTCTTTAATTGATCGCGAATCACTAATAGGATAACATACAGTACAGAGTGGAAGATTTGAATCCAATCTTTTGTAAAAGTTATCAGCAAGTATTCTGAAGTTATGAGATTCACCACAATCACACTTAAATTCATTAGTTTTATCTTCAGTTAAAAACTTTAAATAGTTGGAATGATTTGAAATTATAAAATTTTGTTTTCTGAATTCTTCACTGTACATTATATTTGTGACACCATAATTCTTCAGATTTGTGTTTTTTATTTTTTCTTTTATTGTTGGTGATTGTGTGGGAAATTGAAATCCAAAATTTTTAAAATTTGTGTTTTTTATTTTTTCTCTTATATAATCTAGTTTATTTGGATTATCAACACCATACTTTTCAAGAAAAGAGTTTTTTAATTTTTCTTTTATATCATCAGATTTCATCGGATTTTCAAATCCAAACCTCTCCAAACAAGTTTTTTTTATTTTTTCTAAAAACTCATCTGTTTGTGAGTAGTATTCAACTCCAAATTTATCTAAATTTGAGCTTTTAATCAAATCTCTAAATTCCTTTGATTGAAATAAATACTCAAAGCCATATTTTTCTAGATTGGTTTTTTTAATTTTTGTTTGACATTCTTCTGTTTTTGTATAATTATCAACTCCATATTTTTCTAAATTGGTTTTTTTAGATTTGACCTTATACTCATCAGTATGAGTATAATTCTCTACACCATACCTTTTCAAATTTGTTTTTTTTGCCTTATTTTTGAATTCATCTAATTGCATAGGACTCTCAGAACCATATTTAATCAAGTTAGTCTTCTTTACTTTATTTTTAAATTCATCCAACTGCATGGGATTTTCAGTTCCATATTTGATAAGATTTGTATTTTTGATTTTATCTTTAATTTCTTTTAGCTGCATTGGATGATCAACTCCCCATTTTTCTAGATTGGTTTGTCTAGCTTTATCTATATTTTCAGCCAATTGCATTACATTTTCAACACCATATTTTTCACTATTAGATTCTTTTACTTTTAAACTTGAACAATCTACACTTTTACAAGAATTCTTATTAATTATTCTCACACTCCTTAAATATTTACGGTATTCCATCTTGAATTCAATACCACAATAATCACATTTAACATCTACTTTTAACCCAGAATTACTGCTTAATTCATCTAATGGAATAAAAATAATACTACCAATATTCAAATCCTTATTTGAACGTTGATAGTATTTTAAATTTTTATTAGTTATTTCTATTTTAATTACATCACTTAATAACATATATTATATATTATGCCATGTGATTCCTCTATTGTATTATTATATGCTACAAGCTCCTGAATCACATCCAGCCCCCATAGAATCTAAATCATCTGACTTTTTATCATCAGTATTGGCATAATATAAAGTTTTAAGACCATATTTATAAGCATATAATACATCTTTAATAACACCACCGATTGAAATACCGTCATTAGAATACTGGTAATAATGATTAGCCGAAATAGATTGATCAATCCACTTTTGAATCACAGCACAGATATTGGTATAACCACGATTATCCGGCATATCAAACGCCAATTCATACTTATTCTTTAACTTAATACACTCTGGTGCTACTTGTTTAACCAAACCGGATTTGGATTTCTTAGTAATAACAAGAGATCTAATCGGCTCGATTCCGTTCGTCGCTGACTGTACCACCGCGGACGATTCTGCCGGCATTATAGCCGTTAATACTGAATTTCTTAATCCGAATTGTTCAATGTCTTTTCTTAATTGATTCCAATCACAAGAATGATCTCTTTTTACCAATTCATCAACATTTTTATTATAACGATCAATTGGAAGAACACCTTTAGAATATGTAGTTTGATCAAACCATTCACACTGTCCGAATTCTTGAGCCAATTTATTTGATGCCTTTAATAATGAATATTGTATATTTTCAAATAATTCATCAACATAAAATAGAGCTTCTCTATCAGAATATTTAACACCTTGTTTAGCCAACCAATAAGCAAAATTAGTCACACCTACCCCAACACTTCTACGCTTCAACATCTTTTTAGCAGCATTGATTGGATAGTCTTGATTCTGGATAACATACTCAAGAACTCTAACAATATATTCAGCAACTTTATGTAGTTCTGGCCAAGATTTAATATTACCTAAATTAAAAGCGGCTAGTGTGCAAAGTGCGATTTCAGCGTCTGAATATTGTTCAGTTTCTTTTTTATTATCAATATCATAAATATTTTCAATAGGGGATGTTGGCAAGACAATTTCTGCGCAGAGATTAGACATTTTCATTCTTTGAATGAATGGTGAATTGGTATTTGCATTATCAATATTCATAACATACATACGGCCTGTACCAATTCTTTCTTGTGCGAATGCGTTCATTAAATCGCGAGCTTTAACGACTTTTCTTGGAACCTTTTTATCTGATTCATATTTTAAATAAATTTCTTCAAATTGTGGAAGACCGAATACTTCATATAAACCAGGTACATCAGATGGTGAAAAAAGTGATACATCACCATTTGAAATAAATCTTGTGTAAAACATTTTTTCAAATTGAATACCATAATCCATGTGTCTAACACGATTATCGTCTGTTCCCTTGTTATTCTTTAAAACAAGAACATCTTCAATTTCTTTATGCCACCAAGGAAAATAAAGTGTAGCCGAACCTTTTCTAATACCACCTTGAGAACATGAGTGTAAAGTTGATTGAAACATTTTGAAAAATGGTATAACTCCAGTATGAACAACTTCACCATTTCTAACTTTAGAGCCCATTGCTCTAATTGAACCAGCATTGATTCCTATACCAGCTCTTTTAGCTACATATTGACCTATTGCAACATTTCCATGGAAAATTGAGTCCAATGAATCTCCGATTTCAATTAAGGTGCAGCTTGAAAATTGACGATTAGGTGTTCTAATTCCAGCCATAATAGGAGTAGGTAATGAAATCTTGTGTTCAGAAATCATATCATATAACTCTTTAACGAATTCTAATCTACTTGATTTATCATAGTCAGCAAAAACAGTCATAGCAATCATCATAAAACAAAATTGTGGTGTTTCATATGATTTACCAGTTGATCTATCCTTTACTAAATACTTATCAATCAATTGTTGTAAACCAGCAAATGTAAGATCATAGTCTCTTTCGTGTTTAATAAAATTATCACATTTTGCAATTTCTTCTGGTGTGTATTTTTCTAAAATTAGAGAATCATATAAATCAACACCGATATTACGATTGATACATTCTAACAAAGTAGGTAGAACTTTTTTAGTTTCAAAAACTTCTTTACGAAGAAGGTAATTCAAAAGATTTGATGCTACATATTGATAATTTGGATTTTTTTCATTAATTAAATCAACAGCTGATTGTATCAATACTTTATGAATTTCAGAAGTTTTTATACCAGGATAAAATTGTAAATGCGCGTTCATGGCAACATCAGAGGCTGATACACCGCTGATACCGGATGTAGCCCATAATAAGACTTTATTAATTTTTTCAGCTTCAAATATTTCAGTTTTACCATCACGTTTTGTGACATTCAATTCATTTTTTGATGGTGTTTTTTTTGTTTCTTTGATAAAAACTTCTTGCATATTAATGATTAATTTTTTTTAGAGATTATATATTGTGGTCTTTTTTATGTTAAAAATCTTTTTTTTTGAAAAATTACAAAAAATCAATATTGTTTAATTTATTTAAATTATATTTAAATTTTGTATTATTCAGTATTTTTGTAATGCTTGATATATGTACTTCATAAACATTTTCAAAAGAATCAATCTTAAAAACAGATTCTTGGTAGTATGTTTCAAGAACAACACCAGTATAAATTTTTTCTTGACCTAATGGATCCGCTTGTAGAAACTCTAATTCTGTTCCAATGTAAATATTTCGATTTGTTATTTCCTTTGAATTAACATTTTTTCCAATATGTTCTTGTAATTCATTTATAATTAAATTTCTCCACTTATTATCTAATAATTTAAACATATTAAATAAATTATCAGAAAAATATACAGAAAGCTCATTGAATAATTCAACATTAGTAAATCCGTCACCTTCTAAATTTGTTTTCAATAAATGATAATAGTGATTAAAATCAGATTTAGATGGTTTTCTACGATTATTCATAAAATTCATAGTAGTATTAGTAGATAATACTTTATAAACCTTTTCTTTAACATTTTTTTGTCTAATATAACTTTCATTATCATAAGACTCAACAAAGAAGAATGAAGACTTATCTACTTCAAATTTCTCATTAAAGTAATTTGAAGTGTGATCTGGCAACTCTTCATCTAATTTCTCATCTTTTTTTCCTTTGAAGATTGAATCATACTTAAGAGAATGCTTACCTTGAACTTTATGTTTAGATAAAACAACATCTTCTTCAGTTGTTGTGACTTCTTGTTGTGATATTTCTTCTGAAATCTCTATGACAATATTGATATCATCAACTTCATCAGAAAATGATTCCGAAAATTGTGGTTCTACTTCAGTATCTTCTACAGTATCAGAATCTTCAAATTCCTGTTCAGTATCTTTTGACTCTTCAAAAGAATCAAAGTCATCTTCTTCGTCATGTGAAATTTTCTTTGGCATACATTTTAATATTTTTTTAAAGTAATATTTATATCAAATAATGTGATTTAGTTTTTCTTGAACTCTTTCAAGATAGGAAATCCTAATCAAACCTATATTATTTTTTAAACATTATTAAGAATCTATAAATTGATCATTCTCTAATGTTAGAAATGTTGGATTAAGATCAACTTTAATCTGAGATCTTAAAAAATCACCATCTCTTTGTTTTAATAATTTAAATCGATATTTATTAAGACGGCGCATTTCCTCTGTTCGAATTATACAAAAAAAAGTATCCGCGGTCTCTGGAATTCCTTTACTTTCAGGAACACTCTCTAATGTTATATCGGATGCATTCCAAGCATCTTTTGAAACTTGTACAGCGGTTATTATAGGACATTTATACTTTGATCCAAGAGCTCTCAATCCTTCTGCTAGATGTTTTCCACGTGTATATAATGAATCATTTTGACCTTTTGGTGAGGCCACTAATGTTATATAATCAACTACAATCAGATCAAATTTGACGCCCTTTTTTTGATTAATCTTTTGAATATAATTATCAAAATCGTTTATTGTTGCGGTTCCAGCAGCCCAGAATTTTGTATAGATTTTACCAACTTTATTTGTAAATAAATCAGCGCCTTCTTTCATAGATCCAAGTGCCTTTATCTTTTTCTTCACTATCTCAACATCTTTACTAATATTATCATAATCATTAATTGGTATTTTGAGTCTCATTGAACCAAGTCTTTTTAAAACCTTTCTCTCACTCATTTCAAGAGTTATATAAAGAACATTATACCCCAAATCAGCTGACTTCACTGAAAAGTTCTGCATCCAAACTGATTTACCCGCGTTTGTCATTGCCATAATACAATTTAAAGTACCAATATCCCATCCACCACCTAATATATGGTCAAGTGTTTCAAAGCCTGATTTTACTTTAAATCTCGAACTGTCTTGAACGTGTAACTCAGGCTCATCAAAATCAGATCCTAAGTCATCATCATCTATAAAATTAGTTGAAGACATTTCATCCACAATTGAACGAATTTTATTTGCTCGTTCTATTGCAATATCAAAGTCAGATATATTATCAAAGCTTCTAGTTTCGTCTATGATATCAACAGTACCGGCTTTTATCCTATTGGCCAAAACCCATGCATTAAATTTAGGTTCTATGAAATTTTTTTCATCATATTCTTTTAAATTATCTGTAAGTAATGATTTTAGAACTTCTTTAGTAATAACACCTTCTTTATCTACAAGTGATATCATTTCCCAGATTTGTCTGGCTGTTGGTAATTGAGCATCTGTATTTTTTAAGATATAATCTCGTATTACACCAAATACAAATTGTATTTCAGTATTCTTGAAAAAAAAAGGACGAACTATTTCGTAATACTTTTTATTCTTTAGAATGTAGTTAAAAAACACTTTTTCGAGTGATGAAGTCATGGATAATATATTTTGATTTTATAGTTAAAATATATTTTATTGTTTGCGTTTATCTAATCTTTGTATAAAATCATTGAAAATTTGAGCATCATGTTCAAACTCATGAAAATACCTCCCAGTCTTAGTATTAAATTCCTTGAATATATTATCTATATCTAAATATTCAAAAAATTCAGATAAACTTAGAATACTACTCGCATAATCAGATCCAACTCGTTCTCTAAGGTTAATAACTCTAAGTAAATTAGTATTCACAGATGATAATTTTTTAGCCCAATTATTATATCTTTCAATAACATCATCCATATCACATATAATTACATACCAGTATCCAACAAAAAGAATTTGATCTCTACAAGATTTGAAAAACCTCTTAACTTTTGATTTTAAGTCCGTAACATCTTTAGAAATTTCAATCACTTCTTCATCGGGTTCTCTATAATTTTCAGTGAATTCAAACCGAGATTCAGAACTTGAAACCCAATCTATAAAATGATCAATAAATTTATCACTTTGTAAAATTTCTAAAACTTTTAATTCTTCAAATTTTTCGGCGATTTCAGTATTATAAAATTTTAAATATGATGCATGTTCAATCATTTTATCATAGTTTAGATTTAAATTTTTATAATGTTTCGAGCTAATTAAAAGTCGTGAATTTACTTCTTGTAAAAAATCTAAATATTCTTTAATATCTACATTTTTATTTTTAGCTATTTTATTAAAAATTTGTACTGAATGACTATAGCACATTTTTTTAAATCCCTTATCTAAATCAATATTATTGAGAAAAAATATCTTATTATCTTTTTCTACTAAATCCTCTAATTTAAAAGATTTTACAAGACTATCAATAATAAAATAGTAATCACCTTCATCTTCTTTTATTTTACCATGAGTGAAATCAAAAATAATTGGTAGTATTGTATATGAATCGGAAATACCAAAAGATTTAAAATAAACTACTTCTTGATCTAATGGTCCAAAAATATTTCGAAGTTTTAAAAAATTACGGTGGTCAATTCTTTGCAACTTTGTAAAGTCTTTTTTTAGTTGCTTTGTATTAAGTAACCACTGTGAGTTAAATGGATCATATACAAGATGGTTTGACTTGATCCAAAAATCTCTCCAACCTACTTCAACTTTTTTATAATCAGAGTCTTCAATTTTTGATTTTAAATTTTTTTTTGAATTTTTTGGATTACCAACCTCATCAACATCATCATATACGAAAATTATGTCCACTTCATCAACAATTCCGAAACCTGTTAATTCTACAGCTCGTTTAGAATACACCCAATCTTTTAAGTATTCAGAATAAACTACTTCATCTTTAAGTCTCCAAGTTCCTAAATAATCTTTTTTACAATCTTCAAGTGGAAAGTAGTCATCTTGATCATTAAAATAAACACACTGATCATTCTTATACCACTTGTCATACTTTTTTGAGTAAACATAACCAGGTACACTTGGTAATCCACCAGTTTGTTGTAGAATGAATTGAAGTTTTTTATTATCTTTACTATCATAAGTTCCTAAAATTCCTGTTTCATAATCAAGAATATAAAGTGAATCCATATATGGATAAAATTTAAATTTCCAGTTTTTTAATTGAACTTTACATCCTTGTGTAATTCCTAAAATATGTCCGCTGAAATCATCATCTTCTGAAATTTTTAGATAGTTTCTAAACCAATCTTCAAACTTATAAATATCACTATCAAATCTTGTATAAATTCTATCTAAAAAATATTCAGATTTACCAGTTCCAGGCATTAATTTCCAAACGAGTGCTCTTCCCAATAGTTTATTCCTATCATCAAGCATAATTAATAATTGACACACATCTGGATTTTTGATATAAATATCAAAAAAATTATAACAAGTATCATATCTCATACAAGAATTGTTTAACTGGCCACCGCCTCCAACATAATTATCTTCTAAGTACCAATGTTTAATTTCATCACCTGAAACTAATTGAAATCCACCTTTTTTATTTTTGATATCCCAAGCACTTTTATAAGAATTAACAAACTGTTCAATTTGAGAATCCGTGACTGAAATTTTGTTAAGTGTTAAAATTTGTCTAATAGTTCTGCCAATTTTTGCAGTATTTGCAGCTCTTTCAAATGGATCAATATCAGCATCAATAAACCTACTTACTTGAGTATCATTAACAAATTTAATATCATCATTTTTATCAGATGATTTCAAGTAATTTACATTTGTTGTAATATCTTGATTAATTAAACCAACTAGCATTTTGGCAACAGGGTCTTTATCAGAGATCTTACTTAAAATAACATGCAAGTCTTTATCAACTTTAAGTAAAGATTCAAGAAGAAAAAAAGATCTAAAATCAAAATATTTTTTTATCATTGTTCTTTAATTAGTTTTGTGCCACTTAAATTATCTTCTTCGGTATCTATAATATCAACATTACTCACAATACCTGGTTTATCAAGATCAGTCGTTTGAAATCCAAACTTGTCTTTAAATTTAGTTGCTAAATATTCAAATCCATACTTGGTCAAAAATGCGGATATACCAAGTGCTATAGCAGTAGCATTTCCAATCAAAGTATCAATTGTTAAATCATATTTACCTATAATGCCCAAAATTGCATTCATAGTTGGTAATAATATGGAAGTATAAGCCAACATATCAATTAAACCAGTTACAATTTTAGGTAGATTTGTAAAAAGTGGTTTTAATAAGCTTCCAAAAAATTTGAAACACTCTACTAATTTTTGTATAATTCCATTACCTATACCACGAAGTTTAAGTTCTTCTAATAATGTTCTAGCATCTGATTTAGTGACAACACTATCAATCATACCAGTGCCTTGGCAAATTTCACAATCTGGGTCAATATTTTCACAACCACAAGTAGTTTTTGCATCACCCGTATTATTTTTAGTTTCTTTTAAATAAGTTATTGTAAGTGCCGCTAAGGAAACTAATACCAAATTTTCTAAATTACAATCTACTTTGATATTTCCATTTTTTATTAATTTATCTACAATTGGAATCATAACTTTAACACCTATTCCAAAAGTAAATACTAAACTCCAATTAAATTTTAAATCACGGTGTAGTTTATTTAAAATACCTTGTACTACAGTATTTGTTTCATCAGATTCATTAATAATTGGATTAGAAATCATCTCACAAAATTCGTCTGCTAATTTATGTTGTTTATAAGTTAAAATTTTCACACCTTATATATTAATTCTTTATTTTAATCCACTTGCCATCTTGTAAAACAAAACCATTTTTTGGGTCTTTTAAATAATCAAATGATAAATAATCATTCATACATTCTATCCACTGACACTGTGATGTATGTATCCAACCATCTTGTGTTACAGACCATTCATAATTTTGTGACTGATCTTGTTCAATTCTTTGACCATATATGTCATACTGTACTACTATTTCTATAACTTCTCCTTCTGTTTGAGTTAAGATGTAGTATCTATCACCACTTGGCTCATAGTTTTGTAAATAATTTTGGTGACCAAAAACAAAAGTATCCATGTATGGAATATCTTTTGGCACACGATCCCATTCACACAAGTTATATTCCGATATGTTAAAATTCAATTTAACCTTCATTGGAAACCAAGTCGTAGTTCCACCTTTAACATACAAAATTTTATCCCCACTTTTGTTTTCCCATTTATAAATAAAATTATTCTTTTTAGCATAATCTATAAATTTAAAATAATCTTGATCATTTGCAACATAGACACGATCCATAAATACACCCTTATCGGTGTTCCAAAGTAATGCTCTTCCAAAAATATCGTTTTCAGAATTACATAATGTTAAAAGTCTGACCGGAACATAGTTATAAAATTCAATCAAATGTGATTGATCATTCATACAAGAATTATATAGAGGATTAACTTTCGGTGCATCTTGAGTATAATAATCAGAAGTATAAGCCTGTATTATAGAATATCCACTAAGTATTACAAAATTCAAGGATTTAGAATCTAATATAGATTTATATTGATTAACAAATTTTTCAATTTGTTGATCTGTAAATTTATTACCAAATAATTTCCTAACTAATCTACCTATTTTGATATCTGTTTTATTTTTGAAATATATTTCAGTGACTCTTGTTAAAGGTTTTATAAGTGTTGATAAAATTCTATCGTCTTCTGTACTAAAATGTTGTGATAACTTTGTTGATGTTATAAAAGTAGCATCATCATTTGATAAACCTATATTCACTAATGATATTTCAGAAGGTTGTAGGCGCATGTCAATTAGATCATTAGATATTGGACTATCAATTTGTTTAATAACATTCTCAAAATCAGTAGAAAATTGAAATGGTACTAAAATTGGTTTATATTTTTCAAAAATAAAATCAAAAAAGTTAAAAATTTTCATCTAATTATATATAAAAATCAATAATTTGAAAAAATGTTTTAATATATAATTAAAATAAAAAAATTTTATATGAAACACTTACGTAAATTTGAAAACTTCTATCTACCACCAGATGTTGAAGAAGAAAACAAAGACCAAGAAGGCTTGCGTTCTTTAGTTGCTGGTAGAAATCCACATGATACTGGAAGACCATCAATTGATTATACAAAAAAGACTGAATTCCGACCAGAACATGACTTAGGTGATGTTGTAAGAGGAAGAATGAAAGAAGATGATTTTGATAATCCAGAAGAAGATGATCCTACTATGATGGGTAGTTCAGATTCAACAATGGATGCTTATGAGAAGAAAAAAATCCCAGCAGGACTTAGAGCTTATTTAGATAAAAAGAAAAAGTCAAGCAAAACTACTGATAAAAAGAAAAATTTCAAACCAGATTTTCCAGATTTAGATAAAGATGGTGATAAAAAAGAACCAATATCTAAAGCAGCAAGAGAAGCTAAAGCTAAAAAGAAATAAAAATTAAACCCACTTTTTAAAGTGGGTTTTTTGTTTTAATATATAATATTATGAGAATAAAAAGATTTAATGAATCAGTTAATACTCAACAAATTGAAGCAATGCTCTTAGATTTCAAAGATGATGATTTTGAAGTCGGATATGATGAATACGAAGGCTCAATACATGTAAGCGCTGAGAGTAAAGACAATATAGATAGAGTAAAATTTATTGAGGATGTACTAAATTTGAATAAAAGAATACTATCTTTAGGATATGAAATCATAAATGATAAATTTCATATTTATACAGGATTTATCAATGGAATTCCAATGTGTAGATTTTATATAAAATATAAAGATTTAAATTCAAGTTCACCAAATAAGAATGTAGAATCATTCGAAGACTTTAAAAAATATGTAGAAAAACATTTAGATTTAACATTCTATGAATTCGACACTGAAGTTTATATTCCAGATCTTGAAACACACAGAACAGGAGTTCAATTAAAATTAGATGTCGACACAGAAACACAAAATAGATTTGTAATAGTTTTTCAAAGAGGTGGTCACAATGATATTCAATCTGGTATAGATATATCAGATGTTGTAATGACCGATGACGAATGGGCAGCAGTTAATTTATGGTCTATACGAGAATCTGACAAAGAACGATATATGCAACCAGAACTACAAAAAAGTGCTAAATCAAAAGTATTTGGTTTTGATAAGCGAGGAATAGAGGCAATAGAAAAGTGTATTGACGCACTTAAGCGGTAGTTTTAATATTTATCTTATTAATTGAATCAGTGAACCACTTTGGAAAAAGATGACCAGAATGCCTAAATAAATCTCCAAAATTAGCATCAATTATTATTGTATCAGCCCAATCTTGATCTGAACGAATCACACGGCCTGCCATTTGACATACACTACTAACTGTTCTCCAACTATACCAATCAGGGTTATTTT